GTGTTCCGTGGGGTCTTATCCAAAAATGTTGAACGCTCTGTGTGGTTGAGTTCTTGTTCGGCTTCGAGTCGTCCACTGGTCTTGGCGTTGGTGTAACGCGCTCCGAGCCTGCTATTGCAGCTACGGCAAAGGACACGGCAGTTCTCTGGGGTGTTTGCGTCGTTGGGGTTGGGGAAAGTGTCTACTGGTTTGATGTGGTCGATGGTGTTTCCTTCTCGGCCACAGATGTTGCACGTGGGATCAGCTTCGAGGAGTTGTTTGCGTATGCGTTTGTAAGCACTTGAGTTGTAGGCCGTTGCTGAATGCTTGGTCATTGTGTGTTGTTGGCTTTCTTGCTAACGCCCTCGCTGCGCTTCGGTTGTTCACGTTGTGCATGTTCGGGTCTAGTGGTTTGTGTTCCCCACAGTTCAGACTTGTCAATCTTGGTTGCCGGACACATTGTTGAAGTGGACACCATTCGCGTTTTAGAAGTTCGTACTCTGCACATCGGCTTATCCTCACAGCCATTCAAGTAAGTCATCCCAAGTGGTGAGGCGCGACGCTCTACCCACGTTTCCGTGTGTTGTGCCAACAGAGTGCAATCCCCTATGTGGCCTTGGTCGTATTCAGTTGTATCCATAATCTAAGCCTGTGTCAATGACCTTCCGAGGCGTTCTGCGATGAGGCCGAGCTGTGATGGTCTCCACACGTAATGTTCGACTCCAGCCTTGATGAGTGCGTCTGCCCAATGAAGTTGGTGTTCGCTCAGTTTGCCTTGCTGAGTTTTGAGTTCGGCAAAGATGCAGCCTCGCTGGGGGTGTGCAAGAACTAGATCGGGAAAGCCTTTGCCTGAACTGCGCCACACACCCGGTCTCACTTGATGTGGTGAGGCGTGGAAGCAAAGCCAGCCATTCATCCGTGCGAGTTGTTCAACAGCGTCTTGGAATAGGCGTTCGGATGCGTCATGCATTGGTGGCACGGTCGAGCTGCTTCTTCAGTTGTCGGTTGATTGCCATGAGCCTTTTGCATTCCTCTGACAGAATGCTGAGTTGTTTCACCATGTTGCCTAGACAGTCGCAGTCAGGGTCGCTGTTTAGTTTCGCTTCACAGTCGGCGTAGTGCCATTGCCCATTGAGGCCGTAGGGCATCATTATTCGACCTTCCAGAGTGCTGCAAGTTGTTTGGTTAGTTCGTCAATGCGTGCCTCAAGCAGCTCGACTTTGCGTAGTAGTTCGTTGCGTTCGTTGATTACATCAGCAAGGTGATCGCGCAAAGTTCCGTTGTCCATCAGAAAGGTTCTTCCTGTGGTGGTGGCACTTCTTCAGGCTCATTGTTTTTTAGGGCTTCAATGGCTTTGGACACTTGGAACTTGTCCATGCTCGGCAGGTCAAGTGGGGGCAACTTGCCTGCCTCCTTCAACAACTTCTTATACAGCCATACCTGCTTATCGCTAGGTGCGTTCGCAGGTCGCTCGGTTGTGACACCATCAGAGCTTGTTGTGGTTACACGCTGCACCTTCGACATCTCTTCACGGCTTGGACGCTTGTTCAGGTCTGACCCTGCATAGCCTGCGTTTGCAAGTGCGCGTCCCACACTGCCGGTCTCACAGTTTTCCAAGTGAGATGCCTTGTTTATGTGGCCTTCACCACGGATTTCTTCTGCCCAGCCTGTAGAGATGAGCGTGTCGTTCTCGTAGAGCGACGCTGAGAACACGCATTTGTCGTTGAGGTAGTGAACTAGATCGGTGATGACTTTGGGTTGTACGCCACGCACGTGGCAGTCCTTGAGCCACCTGTCAAGACGCTGGGCTACTGGCTCATAATCGGAAAGGTCAAACGGCATTGGAGTACAGCCTTTCTAAACGGTCACATTCTTTTTCTAATGACCTGATTGTTTGCACCATGCGTTGAGCTGCGTGTTCCAGTTTTGCAACGGTTTCTTTGCAGGCTGTGATGTTGTCAAGCAACTCACACTGGCGACAATCCCTAGTCGGAAAGCCGGGCTTCTCTTTGCCGAGGTAGCAGTCCAGATGGTGATAGTTGACGGCCATCAGATGAGACCTTTTGCGTGAAGGTCTGATGCTTGCTTTGCAGCGTCCAGAATGAGCTGTGCTAGTGCGTTCGGGTCTTCCTTATTGACCATGAGTTTGCTGATGGCGTACTCGACAGCGTCACGCTCATCAAAGCGCATCTCTGCTTCTAGTTTTACCGAGAGGATGCCAAGCACCTGCATGTGTTCACTGTGCATTCGTTTGCTCGGCTTTCTTGGCGAGACGCTTTGCTTTGGCTTCTGCCTTCTTTGCTTCTGCAGCTGCGATTGCTCGAAGTTGCGCCAGCTGTGGTTCAAGGCATCGACGCACGATGTCTGACATTCGTTTGCCGTCCTTGCCGACGCGCTGTGATAGTAAATCGTGGTCTGCTCGGCTAAGCCTGACAGCCACGGTGACTGTGTCTTGTTTCATTTGTTCTCCTTGTGTGTTTGCAACTACTTGCAACGCCTTATTCTTACCACAACCGGGTGTCTAGATTTGCACAGCTGGTCGTTGAGGCCGTTGCAGTTGTGTTTGATTGCGCCCCAGCCGTATACCGAAACCGGGTGTCTGAACTTTCCACCCTCGGTGTGGCCAAAGAAAGCAATCCGATCAACTCCTCTTGCTTGTTGAGCGAACGTTAGTAAGTGAGCCTTTGATGCTGGGGTGTCGTTCCAGTAATCCCATGTCCGACGGTACACACCAAAGGCAGTCACATAACTCCTCGTGGAGTGTCTCGTGTTGTTGCCGGTCTCGCAGCGAGCGAGGTCTAAATACCAAGATTTCGGCATCGGGTGATTCCATTCCTCTTTGGCTTGCGCCTGCGCTGGGATGGTTAGCGCGATGATTATTGCCGTTAGACATACTCTTCTAATCAACTCTCTCTACTTTGGTTGGTAGCCCCCATGAGCCGTGGCGATCGCCACGTAGTGACACTTGCACATGCTCAGTCAGGCCGATTTTATTTGTAAACATTTGGACAAGTGTCCGGTCATCTTCTGAGATGTATTCGATGACTGTGTCGAGGTGGCGTGGGTTGCGCCACAGTCTCATTGCTAAGGCCCAGCCTGCATGCATGAGCCAGCCACAGATGAGCGTTTGAAAGAACTGAAGGTCGGTCATCGGAGTGCCTCGCGTCCTGCAGCTGTGATTTCACAGACCATCATTTGGCAACCTGCGCTGGATGGTCGGGTGGTGTTGGTGTCGGCGATGAGACCTAATGCTCGAAGTTCTGAGCATCGTTTCCAGTATCCACATTTTGGCTTGTGTACGAGTCCAGAGGCTATGCCTGCTTCCTCGTCGGTGAGTGGCTTGTGTTGGTACTGAGCGAGCAGAAGCATCGCCTGTGAGGTTCTGCGTGGCTTGACAGCCTTTGCACCCTCTCGACTTGTTACCGGGTCGCTAAGTCTGAACAGTGGCAGATCGTTGAACATTGTTGTCTCCTTTTCCCTTGCTTGGAATGTTTGCAAGTTAGCAAACAATCTGCGAGTGGTGGTGGATAGGCACTAGGAGAAAGCACCCATCCACCTAGCAAAGCACCGAAAGGCAAGAAGGTGCTATGCGTCCTTTTATGGTTTAGGTAGCGAACGCCATGCAGCTTCAAAGGCTTCTGGGGTTTGGTCTGCGACCTCGATGTGTAGCCAGCCGTCACCGGGGCCTGCGTTGTCTGTGGCTGTGAAGATTTTGACTCCTGCTTTGCCTTCTCCACGTGAGCATCGGTAGCCAGCACCGTAGTCACCGAACGAGTACCAGTGAATCTCGCAGATGCCAAGAATCTTGGAGTGTTCGCCCAACTCTGATTTGCCGAGAAACCAGTCCCACATTTCACGCGCTTGCTTTTCATCTTTGTATTTGATGTCTGCTGCAAACCCTGTTGCGTGGACACTGAGGTTGTCTGAGCCTCGCATCTGGCGATTGACGTATGTTCCTAGGTTGGTTGTTTTCCAGCGTCGGTTGCATAGATCAACAAGTTTTGCTGTGACTGGTTGTGTCTTTTTGCCGTCCCATGCTGGGTAGTAAGGGTACTTACGAGGCACGACCGAACGCCTTGTCTGCAGGGTTGAAGTAACGCATGGCTGTAGGAATAGCTGCAGCCCAGATTGCGTTGAGCGTCGCTGTGGGGCTTTGTGTGGCTGTGTAGGTAGCGACAGCACTTGCCAGCAGTGAGCGTCCGTAGGAGGCGATTAGAGCCTTCTGTGAGGGTGTGAGGTTGAGGGTCATTCTGTGTCCTTTATTGGTTGTTTTGGAGTCGGTTTGAGACCATTTGACGCAAGCAATGATGAGAGCGCACCCGAGAGAAAGAGCATCATGGGGCTTAGGAGCGCCCATGCAGATTTATCATTCTCACTGACCTCTAAAGGCTGTACGACAAATAGCAAGCCATAGAGCAGAGCACCTGTCGATGCTACGAAAGTTACAGATAATGTGATGCCGACGATCAGTATTAGTCGGGCTTTGATTTCGTCGTTTGTGTAACGCCTTCTAGCCACAGCGACCACCACCGACTTGGATTGTGGTTACGACTCCCGGTGCTTTGTTTTTGACGCGTTCACAGTTCACACGTGTACGGTCTCCACAACTGGCAAGCGACACTGCAAACAAACTAATCAGAACTAGGCGTTTCATACTTGGCGATAGCCATACACACGAATAGTTCCACCAGAGATGCTTGAGCTGATTGGTGTGACTGTAAATGCTGAGTAGGAAGTCGCAACGGCGTGAATGCCTTGATTCCATGTTGCTTGGTTTGTTTGCAATGAGCCGAAAGAGTTCATTTGTGTGAACTGCGCCAAAAATGGGTTCTGCAGATCAACAATGAAACCAGCCGACGACGTGTTTCCACCGGCAATGTATTGCCATGTTGTACCGTTGTTTGTTGCAGCTGCGCCTTGTGCGCCAGTGGAATAGGTAACAAATGTCAAACCTTCGTAATAACCAGTAGCCGATGCGCCCAATGTCATTTGGAATCGCTGTTGTGATGACATCGTGCCACCTGAATAGATAATGCGATAGTTGTCATAAGTTGAACTGAACGCACCACTGACCGTGACGGCTGTGTTTGAAGTGCCAACAGTTACTGTGCCATTAGCAACAGTCGCTGCAGTGCCTCCGGTGGATGACACGGTGATACCTGACGTTATGAGCACTAGGCCAGCGTTGTTTAGGTAGGTGTTGGTGTCGCTCGCTGTGAGCACCTCACCACTTGTGAATGTTTTGATTGCCATGTTTTAGTCTCCTTTAGAAACTCAATAGGTTGGTTGTTGAGAGAGTGCCGAAAAGCGAATCGTCCAAAGTGAAGTACGCGTTTCCGTCGGTTGATTCAAACGTGAAAGAAACTATGTGTGACCCCGGTGTGATGTTATGGGAGATGCCAGTCACAATCAAGGTTTGCGTGTCTGATGTGGGTGTTCCGGTTACAAAGTATTTCTTAACCGTGCAAATACTTGTCAGGTCAAGTGCCAGACACTGGTTTTGTTCGTAAGTTTCAAGTGGCAATAGTTGAGTGGTTAGACCTGTAAAGCGCAGAACTGGTTGTTTGAATCGACCTAGCAGGTAAGTACCTAGTGAGGCCACCTCTGTGGTTGTTGAGTTCAACAAGTTGGTGTCGCTGTATGTTTGCGCTTGGTATTGAGCGATGCTGTCAGCGTCTTGTGCAATCTGTGCAGCTCCAGCTGGCGATTGGGTCACGATGTAGTTGTATAGCAGTTCGTCACCAAACTGTGTTTGCAAAGTTTGAAAGGGGATACCAACTGAGTCAACGTCGAAGGCAACATAGACTGCAGGGTTCAATACTGATGATCGACCTTTGAAGGTAAGTGTGCCATTTGCAGACATGTAGAGGTAGCCCTGCTCTGATGCAGTGATTGTTTGCAGATAGTTCAGCACGTTGGTTTCAGCTGCAACACTGAATCCTGTTGATGCTGCAGTGCCTCCCAGAGTTGATGATCCAGTCCCGATTGACCGTTGGCCTTGGTAGCTCACTTCTGCATAGTCAAGAACGGTGTTGACGCGAGTCGATGACAGTTCTGCCACGGTGGTGTGTTCGTTCATTGTCATTGACGACAGCGTTGTGAAGTTGTCTGCACAGGTCACATACGCCATGTCGTTATTGGCTAGGTCGTAGTCAATGTTCCAGTCTGTGATGATGCCTGAATAAATAAAGATGCCGTTTGCAAGCACTCGAATGGGGAGTCTCGGAACGATTCCTGTGGTGTTGCCTGCTGTGTTGTAATAAGGCGACGCTGTGTTCAGAGGGTCAAAGATGCGAGTCCTGTTGTAAAGGGCAATCGTCATTGTGCCAGCGTTGAACTCTTGAAGTTGACGAGAGCGTCCACGGTTGATGTTGATTGATTGCACATACTGCGTTACGTCACTGAAGTAGATGCCTCCCAAAGTGCCAGAGTCCAACTTGCCGTAGACCGGGTCGTTCAACTGGAATGGCGAACCAAAGTTGAGTGTGCTTTGAAAGCCAATCTGAACAGTGATGACAGGCAAAGTCATGGTTAGCCGACACTCACAAAGACTTGACCCGAAAGACGCTCGGCTTGTTTGATCGCTTCAATGATGTCTCGACCTACTTGACCGGGGTTTGATACAAGACCGGCATTGACGCTGATGCTTATGTTGTTTACGGCTGCAGCTGTGGCGTTTGCAGCGTTCATGTTTGCACCAAAGAAAGCGTTCGCTGATGTTGCTCCAAGTGCAGCTCCACTTGCGCTGAGGTCGGCAAGGCTTTGATCCAAGGTTGTTGAAGTGAATCCACCTACGCCGTCGATCATGTCTCCAGCGACTGCGTTTCCAGCTTCAGGCCCAAGGTTCAAAAGTGCTGCCAGACCTGCTTTTCCTAGACCTTGGTTGTTGACAAGCCATTGAAGCCTTTCGGAGAATGTTTTTGCATCGGCAATCTGTTTCTGGAACACCTCTCGGAAGTTGCTCTTTGCTCGTTTGCTGCTTGCTGAGGCCACATCTGATTCAGCCTGTGCGACGCGCTCTAAGGCGTTTGCGTAATCGTCGGCCTGTTTTACAGGGTCAATCCTTGAGAGGTCTGTGTAGGCCTGTGCGCGTGTTTTGAGGGCATCTGACAGTTCTTCTTCAGCGTCCTTTTGAGTTTTGACGGCATCAGACAAAGACACAAAGCCTCGAATGGAATCTGCTTGTGCGTTGCTGAAGTTGTCATACGCATCTTGGGCTGACTTGACCTTGTCCTTGATTGTTTGCAAAGCACTGCCCATCTGCCCACGCAACGTGTCTGCGTGATCCTTGGCTTTCTTTCGTGCTGTGTCTTGTGCTCTTGCCAGTGCTGCAAGTTCTTCTTTTGTCGGCTTCAAACCGTTCTCGTAGGCCGACATCATCTGACCCTCAAACGCACGGAACTGGCGCGACAAGTTACGAGTCTCTGTTATTGCTTTGCCAGCAGTGTTGGCGTAGCCCTTGACTGCGTTGTTGAGGTATCCAATCTGCTGAGTAGCTGGCAAGATGCGCGTGACCAGTTCAAAGATTTTGTTTGACCAACCTTTGGTTTGACCCTCAGCACCAATGGTCGCTTGAGCAATCTTGGAAGTAGCAGTGGCGTAGTCACCAAGAATCGGGGCAAGTTTGCCACCGACGGTTTCATACAGTTCATCGGTTGCTATTTGAAGTTTCTTGAATCCACCCTCGGCAGAGTTTGCTGCAGCGTCGGCTGCACCTTGGAATGTGTAGCCAAGTTCCCGAGTGATTGCGTCAAAGTCTTTGGTCTTGACAGCGTTCGCATCAAGCGACACACCAAGACGAGTAAGAGCACCAACATTGCCAGCCTGTGCCTTAGCCAAAGCCAGCGAAACTGTTTGCAAGTCTTTACCTGTACCGGCAGAGATGTCGAGAGCCAAGTTCATCAGGCTCTGAGCCTTGGTCACATCGCCAGTCGCCCTGACAAGTGTCGCCAAACTCGGACGCAACTCACTGTCCGACACGGCCTTCTGGAACTGCATCTTGCTGATGGTTTCCTCGATGGCTGCAACCTGAGCCTCCGATGCGCCTGTCGAGTTACGAACGGCAAGAGACAACTGTTTCTGCTGTGCCTCATCCTCAGCAAAAGCCTTGACAGCCTTTCCGATCTGTTGCGCTACTGCAGCTGCAGACACGCCCATACCTAGCTGTGTTTTCATCAGACCCTTGAGAGACAGGTCTGCTTTCTTTGCGCCTTTGTCGTCATACGTGGTGACGAAAGGCAGAACGATGTTTGCCATTAGAGAGCCTTCCTACGGTTGAAGTCTTGAATCACATTATTGAGAATGATGTGTGCTTGTTCTTTAAGCATTGGCATGGCTGATTCTGCACCGGGCCACATGTAACGAGATGCGCCCTTTTTACCTTTGCGCTCACCGTCTTTGTGTGGCTTGTCTTGGTTGTCGAGGTTCTCGACAAACGCTGAGTCCGATGGGCCTGAGCCTGCGTTGTCGTAAATAGCCCCTGCAGGGTTCGCCTGATAGATGCTCATAATCGCGTACTGCTTGCGACCCATGCGTGACTTGCGTGTGCCACCACCGAACTTGACTCGGATGCCACGCAGGATTGCTTCCTTGCGCCAGCGTGTAGCACCACCACGACCCTTGATGAGTTCGCCCTTCAAGATGTTTGAGTCGCCACTGTTGTTGAATGGCGTGAGGTCAGGGTCAAGCCACAAGGCATAGTCTTTGATGCTTTTGATGGTTGGCGCAGCTGCGCGTCGCATGTCTTTTTGCATCTGGCGAATCAGATCAGGCTCAACCTTTTTGATGGCTTTGATGGCTGCAGCTAGGTCTCGATTTGGGTTGATGACTTTTGCTTGCGCCATGTCTATTTCTGCCTATCTTGGATTGCTTGGCTAAGGGTTGAGATGAGCGTGACCGGCATCTGTTGGAGGTCTTGCCATGGAATCCCTTGGAGGATCAGGCTGGCAATGATTCCGTGGACACCGTCTCGCCAAAAGGGATGCGCTCCACCCTGTAAGAGACACCCTTGACCTCTGCTTTGTATTTCTCAATGTTGGACACGTGGCCTTCTTGCTTCATAGCGAGGTAGGAAAGCGTGACTAGGTATTCCATTGAGAGGTTGTCGTCGATGGCTTTGATGATTGACACTGTGTGCAATCTTTCAAACTCAAGGAGACTTGCTACTGACAGAGCGACTTCATGTTCGCTTCCATCAACCAGCACGGTGGCGATGAAAAGCTCGAACATTATGCAGTCTCTGTGTAAAGGCCACCAGCAAACGTTATGGCCCCGACAGTGGCTAGGTCACCCACAGCGCCCATCACAGGTCGGTACTCTGAGCACAGAGCCGAGGTCAGAGTGAAATCTGGATTCGTTCCAGCTGCTGCGACTGCAGAGGTAGGACGAACAACGACTGTGGTCGGAACGCCAACAAGACCCTTGAGAGTTGCATGCACCTTGGTGGCTGCGAAGTCTTGGTTGAAGTTGATTGTGACGGTGTTGTTCTGCAAGCCACCTGTGAAAGAGTGACCGTTGACTGAGGTTGTTGACATTGCTGTGATTTCGACTGCGTCAACAGCGTTTACAACTTCCACGCTTGTGACATAGGCAGTGAGATCAACAGTGTTGACTTTCACTTGGATGTCTTTGTTTACATAAATAGCCATGGTTATTCGGCCTCTGCTTCCTTGGTTGTTTTGGATGTTTTGCTTGCCTCGATGTGACCACCGAGAATGAGAGCCTCAACGGAGCATCCGATGAGTTCCTCGTCTGTGATTGTGTCGCCGGGCTTCTTGCCTGAGACATTGTCTGCGATGACTTTGTATGTTGCCATGTGTTCCTTTATGGGTACGCCACCCACGGCACGGTGACCGTATAGGCAGGTAGTTCTTGATTGCCAACTGTGTAAACAGTAGGCGACGCATCTGTCGCTCCAGTTGCAAGCATCACTGCGTCCATCAGATCAAGAAGCGCAATGAGCGCGTCAAGGTTGCCCGGTGGTGGCATCAGTACGTTCACAGGAAACGACAGAGAAGTCTGGTTAGTTGATGATCGAGTAATCGTCGGAGGGTCAATGATTGCTGTAAGAGGTCGTGCGTTGCGTGAGTCTGAAACGACAGCAACGCCAGCTGTGGTCAATGCTGATTCCAGCCTGATGCGAGCATCGTTTGTTTGACCCATTAGGCAACCTGTGGACGGTTCACGCCCCACAAACGCAGGATGTCGCCCATCGCTAACGGTGAGCCTCCAGCCTGCATCGACTCATACGACATGAACGATTCTCCACCTGCAGCTCCACGCTGACGGTAAAGGTTTCCAGCCATCATTGTTGTACCGAGTTTGACATCGGCACTCGGTGCAGGCGAGAAAGCATCGGTGTATCCGGCGCTCCTTCTGCGCCTGAACGCGAGCGCGTTAGCTGCTTCCGTGCAAACAGTAACGAAGGCTGTGTCGTTGGCTGTCGCTGTTGCAATGCCAAGCCACGAGAGAACGTCTGCAGATGTGATCCATGTGCAGGCCGTCGAGGTGGTAGCTACTGTCCCGGTAGCCACCGACCTCTCAAGGTCTGTGCCAGCGTCAAGAAAGAGAAACTGGTTCTCTCGGATGATGCTGTAATCAAACCGTAAATCGCCTTCATCGTCTTGACCGAGGTACTCATACGGTGTGTTTGAGATGACCGTGTAAGTACCGTTTAGGTCGTGACCTGCTCCAGCGATTGTGACTGAGTCTTGAACCTGAATGTCTGTGTCAACAAAGGTTTGCAGAACAACGACACCATCTAGGCGTGTGTGAAACGCAAGATTGTATGTAGCCATTGTTCTGCAGTCCTTTAGTTCAGTTGGATCAGGTCAGGTTGAAACGACGAAGGCCACCGGCAATCGTGACGATTGGGCAGAAGTAGCCGTAGATCATTGCTTCGATTTCGCCAGATGACGGAACATTCACTGAAAGCATGAGCTGTGAAGACTCAAAGATTTCAATATCCGAAGGCACAATGAGGAACGCTGATTCGTCGATGCTGGTTGAAACCATGTTCGAGGAGACGTACAAAGGAACGCCAAGAACATTGCCGAAAAGCGTTGTTGCATCAGTTGAACCTGCAGAGTTCTGTGGCTGTCCAGCAGAGAAGAGAGGACGATTGCTACCGTCCACTGCGTTCTGCATAAGCGACCACTGGCTCACGCCTGCTGTGTATGCGCTGACCACATCGCCTGTTGCCAAGTATGCAGCTGCAGACTCGGTTGAAACGAACGACTGAATACCGGCTGCAGATGCAGCAGTTGCTGTTGCCTGTGTACCACC